TACATCAAAAGAAGAAAAATTAGCAGCTGAACAAAAAATAAAAGAACTTGTTGCAAGCTACGAAGTTGAGATGGAAAAGCAAATATCTGACAGATGGAAAGCAGATATGAATTCTGATTCTTGGTTATCTAAAAATGTTAGACCAATGGTACTTATATTCTTAGTAGTATGTACCGTGATAATGATATTTATTGACGCCGGAACAATAAACTTCACAGTTCAAGACAAATGGACAGATTTATTACAATTAGTTTTAATGACAACTATCGGTGCATATTTTGGTGGTAGAAGCATAGAGAAAAGAAAGAAATAAGTACCAACTAGGTTTTTGTAAAGATAAATATATATTTATATATATGAGACAAAAACAATCTCTTAAACAAATAATCCGAAAGGAATATCTTAAATGTGCTGAAGATCCGATATACTTTATGAAAAAGTACTGTCAGATTCAGCATCCTACTCGGGGTAGAATACCTTTTCATCTTTACCCATTTCAAGAAAAAAGTTTAGAAAGCCTAGCAGATTTTGACTATAACATAATATTAAAATCTAGACAATTAGGCATATCCACACTATCAGCCGGATATTCATTATGGCTTATGCTATTTCAAGAAGATAAAAATGTACTTGTAATTGCAACAAAACAAGAGGTAGCTAAAAACCTTGTAACAAAGGTTAGGGAAATGCATAACTATCTTCCTAGTTGGTTAAAAGGTACTACTACTGAAGATAATAAATTAAGTTTAAGATTTAAAAATGGATCACAAATAAAAGCAGTTTCAAGCTCTGGAGATGCAGGTAGATCTGAAGCACTATCACTTCTAGTAATTGATGAAGCCGCATTTATTGACAAGATTGATACCATATGGGCATCTGCACAGCAAACTCTAGCAACTGGTGGTAAAGCAATAATACTATCAACTCCAAACGGAACTGGTAACTTCTTTCATAAAACATGGGTAGCAGCTGAAGAAAGTAGAAATAAATTTAATACCATTAGACTACATTGGAAAATGCATCCTGAAAGAGAACAAGATTGGAGAGATGAACAAGAACAATTACTAGGAGCAAAGATGGCAGCCCAAGAATGTGATTGTGATTTTATTTCATCTGGTAATACTGTAATTGATGGACAAACTGTACAATGGTATAAAGAAACATATATGCAACCTCCTGTTGAAAAGCGAGGACAAGGTGGAGAATATTGGGTATGGGAATATCCTGATTATACTAGGTCATATATGGTGGTTGCCGATGTAGCACGAGGAGATGGTAGTGATTATTCATCTTTTCATGTAATAGATATTGAAAATCTAACACAAGTTGCAGAATACAAAGGACATCAAACACCTAAGGACTTTGGAAACATGCTAGTAACTGTTGCAACAGAATACAACGAAGCTCTACTTGTAATAGAAAATGCTAGTGTAGGATTCGGATCAATACAGAGCGCAATAGACAGAGAATATAAAAACTTATATTATACATATAAACAGGATGGTGTGACAGATGCAACCACCCAAATTTCAAAAGGTTACGATTTAAAGGACAAAAGTCAAATGACTCCAGGTTTTACAACATCTAGTAAAACCAGACCACTTTTAATTTCAAAACTTGATATTTATTTTAGAGAGAAAACGTTTATCGTTAGATCTACTAGGCTTTTAGACGAGCTCGCAGTCTTTATTTGGAAAGGACACAGAGCAGAAGCCCAAAGAGGATATAACGATGACTTAGTAATGTCATTGGCAATAGGATTATGGGTAAGAGATACTGCCTTAAAGCTTAGAAATGATGGCATACAATTAAGTAAAAATGCAATTAACCATATTGTAAAAACAGACGGAATGTATACTCAGAATGATGTTCATAAGGATTGGAAGTTTCAAGATGGCTCAGACACTGGAGAAGATTTGACATGGTTAATAAAATAGGGAAATAAAATGGCAGACAAAACATTATTTGGAAGATTAAAAAAACTAATTGGTGCACAGGCAGTAGTTAGAAAAGTAGGAGACAAAAAATTAAAGGTAATTGACCCAGCTAGAGCTCAATCATCAGGAAATTTGGAGTCAAATGTACTAATAGATAGATATAACAGACTTCATTCTACCCCAGGCGGCTCATCAATATATGATCCTAGTCAAGGATTTAATCAGCTTAGACAAGAGTTGTTTAAAGACTATGAAGCTATGGATAATGACTCGATAATTTCAGCAGCACTAGATATTTATGCTGATGAATGTTCATTAAAAAATGAATTTGGAGACGTATTATCAATAAAAAGTGGTAAAAAAGAAATTGAAGAAATTTTACATAATTTATTTTATGATATATTAAATATTGAATTTAATTTATATCCATGGATTAGAATGATGGCAAAATACGGAGACTTTTATCTTCAATTACATATTGTTGAAAAATTAGGTGTTACTGGCTGTAATCCATTATCTCCTTATGCAATAACAAGACAAGAAGGAGTAGATCCAGCTAGACCGGAATCTGTAGAATTTTTATATGATGAAACATTTGGAGGAGTAACAGGAGCATATGGTAGAGCAACTAAGCACAACCAAAAAGTTTTTGAAAATTACGAAGTAGCTCATTTTAGATTATTACAAGATACTAACTTTTTACCATACGGAAAATCTATGATAGAACAACCTAGAAAAACTTGGAAACAGTTAACTCTAATGGAAGATGCTATGATGATTCATAGAATTATGAGAGCTCCACAAAAACGAGCATTTAAAATTGATATTGGAAATATTCCTCCTGCAGAAGTTGATACTTACATGCAAAAAGTAATCAATAAGATGAAAAAAGTACCATTCATGGATAAAAACACTGGTGATTATAATATGAAGTTTAATCTACAAAATATGATTGAAGACTTTTATTTACCAGTACGAGGAGGAAATTCAAATACGGCAATAGAAGATATTGGTGGACTTGAATGGACAGGTGTTGATGATATTGAATACTTAAGAAATAGAATGATGGCAGGATTAAGGGTACCAAAAGCATTCTTAGGATATGATGAAAACGTAGACGGAAAAGCTACATTAGCTGCAGAAGATGTTAGATTTGCAAGAACAATTGAAAGACTACAGCGAATATTTGTTTCAGAATTAACTAAAATAGCAATTGTTCATCTATATACTCAAGGATATAACAACGAAGATCTTGTAGATTTTAGTTTAACTTTAACCAATCCATCATCAATAGCAGAACAGGAAAAATTAGATGTCTTTGATAAAAAAGTAGCTTTAGCTGATTCTATTAAGTCAAATAAAATGCTTTCTGAAGATTGGATATATGAACATATTTGGAAAATGAGTGGTGATGAAATTGAACTTGAAAGAGAAAAAGTAGTAGAAGACACTATTCAAAAATATAGACAAGATATGATCGAACAAGAAGGTAAAGACCCTGCAAAAGAAGACGAAATATCTGAAAAAATTAAAGCAAAAAATAAAGCTACACTATCCGCATCAGGAGATACTAGAAAAACTAGAGGCGGTAAGTCAGATTCTGATGTTGGAAGACCTGAAGAAGATGTAGATTATGGCACACAAAGAGCTCCACGAGGTAGAGATCCATTAGGAAGTGAAACAAGATCTAGAGACATAAAAAATAGGGATAGAAGTATCAAGGTTAGTGCAAAAGAAGTATTAAATACTATGAATTTGGGTAAAAAAATCAACTTAAATGAGAAATCTATGTTAGATGAGGATAACTTATTGCAAGACGATGACACAAAGGCATAATCTTATATATTTATATAAGAGATAAAGAACAACGAAGAAGGGCAACTATGGCTAAACATTCGAAAGTAAAAAATACAGGAATTCTATTTGAATTATTGGTTAGACAAATAACAACCGATACTTTAAATGGAGTAGACAAGTCACCAGCAATTGGTATAATTAAGGAGTATTTTGGAAAATCTACATCACTTAAAAAGGAGTTATATCTTTACCAAACGTTAGTAAATGAAAAACAGGAAACTGAACATAGAGCTGAAAAGTTTGTAGACTTAGTCTTAAAAGAAAGAGCAAAAATAAGTTCTGCTAATCTAAGACGAGAAAAATATAACTTAATCAAAGAAATTAAAAATAGTTATAATATCGAAGAATTTTTTAAGGCAAAAATAAGTAAATATAAACAGAATGCTTCTATATATACTTTATTTGAATCTTCTATCTCAGATGGATTTACAAATCCTAAAATAAGTCTTCAGTCTAGAGCAAATATTATAGAAAGTATTTGTAAAAATATAAATGATGTTTCTCATGTTGATAGAGTTGTTGAAGCATTTAGAGCAGAAGATAAAGATTTAAGACTATTAGCGTATAAAGTTTTAGTTGATAAGTTTAATAGTAAGTATAGTAAACTTAGTGAATCTCAAGCTTCAATACTTAGAGAATATATTAACAATATATCAAATACTGAAAGTCTTAGATCTAAATTACAACTGGTAGTTGCAGAACACCTTAAGTCTTTATCTGTAGAATTAAAACAGGTTAAAGATGATGTTGTAAGAATAAAATTAAAAGAAGTAGCAAAACAAATTAAGAACTCTATTGTCAATAAAAAACGTATTGACGAAAAGAAAATATTAAACGTGTTAAGATTGTCTGAATTAGTCGTTGAAGTTAAAAATGCAAGAAAAAAATAACATAAATAACGAAGATGAATTGGAAGAAATAAGTGTCTCAGCTAATGCGGGCAATTATGAAACTCCAAACGCATTCAGTAGTGGTTCAGCAAAAAGTGAAAAGAAAAGAAAGAAAAACGCGACAGTAAGTACAGGATATAAATTAGCTAAAAAGAAAAAGAAACCTGTATTTTATGGAGTAAAAGATAAACCAAATAAACCATTGGGAGAAAACATGAAACATGCAGAATTTATAGCAGAAATGTTCGGTCTAAATTACAAGGACTTTAAAGCTAATGATACAA